TCTTGTTTAATATCCCCACTTGCATTTACTAGATAAATGTAGTTCCCTTTTTTGTAGATTTTCATTGTTCAAATCGTTTAATTATTCTGTACACTATTCTTTCACTAACTCCAAATACATCTGAAACATCTGTAATAGATTGAGTTTTTTTAACTCCTTTCTCCATCTGAAATTGGAATGCTTTGTAAATTTTAAACCAAGTTAACACGTTTACAGAAATAAGACCTGAACGCAATAAGTCATGAAGCTCCCCGCTATCATGTAATTTTTCGAGTAATTTTATTGACATATATAAAGTTAATGTTTTTATTTATAACCATTATAAATAAGTATTAATTTATTGAAGTTTAAAAAAGTATTATATATTTGCAAAAACTAAATAATATGAAAACAGAATTAGAAAAAAAAACCATTTATAATAAAATTCTAAAATTAATCGAAAAAGGATATACAATTGAGGATTCCTGTATAATAACAAACATATCACGTTCAATGTTTTATAGAGTTTTAAATGAAACTCAAAAAATAGAATTAAAAAATTATAAAATTAGCAATTCAAAATGCAATAAAAAATATTAGAAAAAACCGATATATTAATTTATATCGGTTTTTTTATGTTTAAAAATTCGCTCTATTTTCAACACTTGCCAAATTTCCTTGTGCATCGTTTATGTCTTGTACAATTACAACAGGTTTCGGCATCATTTCAATCATTCTCAATAATTGGTTCTGTGCGTTTAAATTCGCATCTACTCCATTTGTAATATTACTTGCCATAATTCCAGAACTTGTAACAGCACCACCGTTTGCCATTAACGGAATACCACCGAACTGTTGGTTAAGGTTGCTTAATCCGTTTATATGTCTTGAAGCATTTTTGTTTAGAATGTAGAAATTCTCATCTCTTTCAACTTCGATTTGTGTACCATCTGAAAATACTCCCTTAGTACCACCGTTTGCGTGTGATGAACCTCCAAAAGTACCACCTTTAGCGAACTTTGGTGTAGGTTGTGAAGCGATTAAACCCGTTTCAACTGCTCCCAAAACACCAGTTAAAATCATTAAAGGAATTACAGGTGCTGCAGCCGTAACACCAACCGCTGTGTTAATAATTGATTTAATTATAGCTGCTGCTTTTTCCTTCTCAAATGCTTCACGTTTCAACTTACTTTCTTCAGCTCTAAATTTAGCATCCAAATCACTCTTTTTACTTTTAAATTCAGCTTCAGAAATCAAACCGGCATCCAATTGAGCTTGTAAGTTCTTTTGATTTTCATCGTTCTTATTTTGCTCTGCTATTAACTCATTTGCTAACCTATTTTGTTGTATCTGTGAAATTGCTCCTGCTAATTGTTCAGCACCGTTTAAAGTTGCTACGGCTTTCTTTTGGATAATCTTTTGTTCTTCGGTAAGTTCATGTTTTGCAACTTCTTCTATTTTTTTAACCTTATAATTTGCTTTCTCATCTTCTACTTTCTTAACATCTAGAGCCAAATTTGCATTGATTAATTCTTTAGTTTGAATACCTAACTTAATCTCTTTTTCTGCATTATCTTTTAATATTTGAATCTTTGTATCTTGTAAGTCTTGGAACGCTTTTACTTCGTTTGCAGTACCTATTGATTTTAAATAATTCAATTCAGCATTTATAGAAAGTATTTCGTTCTTTGTTTTGCGTTCTATTTCAACCGTAATTTTACCATTTTCCTCAAGTGCATTTGCAGTTTCTGTATCACGGTCTTTTTTCTTATTATCAAAATCAATATTTATCTTTTGAATTTCAAGTTGGTTTTGTTTTTTTATAGCTATATCCAAATCAGAATTTTTTTCAACTCCAGTTAATTCTTTTTTAAATGCTTCTTTTTGACGTGTCAAGGCATCCTCTCGCATCAACTTATCTAAAGCATCTAATTCTTTGTTTTTCTCTTGTTCTAAAAATATTATTTCATCCATATTTGTACCTGCTGCATCAATGGATATTTTGTACCTAGCTTCTATTAATTTTCCTCTATTCTCATTTGAAAGTTCTTCATTTGACAATTGCAATTCTATAAGTTTATTTTGAGCATCTAATATTTTTTGTGCCGTTTCTTTTGCATCTGCTATTGCTTTATCACTTGCCTTTTTATTTTCTTCACGAATAGCCGTATTTGTTTCAGTTTCAAGTTTTACCCTTTTTTCTCTCCAACCGTTAAATGTTTTCTCTAATTCTGTGAAATTTTGTGAATTATCTTTAATCTTATCATTTAATTCTTTTTTTCTATCTTCTCCTTCAGCTTGTGCAAATTTACCTCTTAAAAATCTATCTTTATCCGCATAACTATGTAGGGTTGCTAACCTTTCATTTTGTTCTCTATCATACTCTTTTAATCTTGCTTCTCCTATCTCTTTCTCGCTTTTACCTTGTAATTTCATCAATTCAAGTTCCAGCCCTGCAATTTCAGCTCTTTTTTCGTTTTGAGCTATCATTTTATCAATGTTTCTTTGTATTGCATTCGTATGGTTGTCAGTTGCCTTAACCGCTTTCTCATTAACTGAATCACTCCATAGTTTCAATGCTCCTACTATTCCAATGATAACACCAGCCATTAAGAATAAAGGATTTGCTAAAATTGCTTTACCTAAAGAAAGTAACCCAGAACCCATATCTTTTAAACCTCCGATAACTTCCTTAAATGTCATTCCTCTAGAAATAACCGCCATTTGCTTCATCTTTTCAGAAACTCCTGCAAAGTCCATATTCATTAAGTCATCTTGAACAAGCCCTAAATTGTTGGATAGTTTCTCAAATCCTGTGCCACCAGACGAAGCCTTAACATTTTCGTTAACCTCTTTGATTTTATCGCCTAACTTACCAGCTTTTTCACTCGCTTCTTGGTATTTTTCTGAACCTGCATCCAATCCTACCATTTCACCTTTCAACGTCTTTAATTCACGTTTTAAATCAGCTAATGAAGTTCCGTAATTCCCTACATCTCTTTGGTTATCTCCGTATGCTTTTTCAGACTTCTTTAAACTTTCATTTAAATCACTTACTTCTTTGTTTAATTGTTTTCCTGCATCAGTATTTGATATTTGTTCAGATGTCAAATTACGTAAAGCAACCTTACCAGCACTTAATAATTCAGCTTGTTCTTTTAAACTTAGATTTTGTTTATTGCCTAGTCGCTCATTTATTTCAATTGCTTTACTAGATTGCGTTAATATTTGATTTTGTGCCTTAATTTCAGCTCCCAACTTCGCATAAGCTAAAGCACCTTCTTTAGTTGTCTTATCTAGTTCAGATTGTCTTTTCTTTAAATCTAAAATCTTTGCAGCAGCTACTTCGCTATTCTTTTTTAAATCTCCCGTATCTAATTTGATACTCAATAATATTGTTTTTTCTTCGCTCATATCTCTATAATTTCGCAACTTGTCAAGCCACCTTTGTAGTTTTCTATTTTATTTATGTAAAAATAACCGCTTAAATTTAAATCGGGTCTTTGTATGTCAATTGGTATGCTAAAATCCAACTCTGAAATATCTGTTACATCTAAATTAGCTATTATTTTCAATACTTTTGGTGACCTTAAAATATTAGTAATAGCGTTGTAATTATCAGTTATTAACCTATCAAAATTATAAAACTCACAAAATGGGATTACTGTAGTTTTTGGAGTTGTTGTTGTGCCATCCGTATAATTTACATTGAATGTAGTGCTTTGAATCTTCAACTGTAAAAGCCTATAAGTTGGACTTAACCACTCGTTATTTATATCCTTTAATCCATCAATGGTAGGTATCTTATAAGCATTAAATCGTTGGTATTGGAATGTTGGGTCGTGGTTTAGCTTAATCATATCCTTTTCAGCTTCTAAAGTTTCATCACTTAACCAAATAACACCATTTTCGTATGAATCAGTCTTGAATTTCAAGTTGTTTCTACGGGCATAATTCCCAAATGTAAACCCCATTGATTTATTAAACTGAATTTTATCACTCCATTTCTTTGCAATTGGCTTGTTCAATACGACATCTTCAAACTTGTTAAACTGAATAGTCTTAGTATAGTTATTTGTTTGGATAATTATTGCTTCCATATTTAAGATGTCTTTTAAAACATCTATTACTTTCATTGTAAATAATGAAGGAAAACTTAAAGGATTTCCAAAAGCTATTTTTTGAGTTTGAGTAAATCTAATATATTGATAAACTCGACTTCCAAATGAATCAGTAAATTGATTAAAAAATTCAATTTTAGAATTTACCTTATTATTTTGAGTTGTAAAAATATCTACTTTTATTTTATATTGTCTACTACTATAAAAAGTTTGTTCAGTAGTTTCAAAATCAAAATCAAAATCAAATTCAGCACGGAATACATCCAATGTTTTTGTAGATGGTGTAGACGTTCTCGATTCAATTATAGTTCCTAAGTCATCTATAAAAGAACATACAGCATAAGCAGTTACTTCTTTATCACTAGCCGAAGTAAAAGCTCCGAAATTTTCAGTTTTTGACCACCACAGTCTATAATTACCTGTAAATTTTAGTGTACCTATTTTATTTATAGTTGGTTTAAAAATTCCTAAAGCAAAATCTGGCAAATCAGTTGCTAATGTTTTTTCGTTATATGAAAATGAAAATGTAGGATATAATGTATGTTGTTCAGTAGCCGTTCCAATACTTATATTAGCTAATATTTTATCTGAAATATAATTATTTCTATTGTTTAATACTTCAACTCCCGTGTCAATTCCTTTTAATTCGTTCGGTGTTAATACCATGTTCAAATGGTCAGAACTATTTAAATAATTACCCGTAAAAGTATAACCTATTTTATTACTCAATCTAGTGAACATTTTATGCACAATTGCCGTAGGCAACATTTCACGAACGTCAATTGTAGACGTTGTAAAGAAAGTATCTATATCAGCTCTCCAGTCAATTAAAGGGTAAACAAAGTAATCTGAAGCTGTGTAAAAGCAATTACTTAATGCCCAATTATAAACACCATCACTTGCGTATAGCTCACCAACGGTTAAACCTCCGATAGCTTCTATTAAATCTAAATTACCCGAATAAACATTAATGTAAAAATAATCGTTATCTGTAGACTGAATTTCTGCAACTCCATCACTAATTATTTCAATACCATTTTGAATATAAGTTGCTTTATTCTTTTTATAAGGAATTAAACTAGATGAAGTCTGTAAATGTGACCATTCTAGTATTTCTTTATTATTCTTTGTTAACGGTATTTTGAAAGTATTTGTAAAGTTTCCCTGTCTATTCTGAAGCTCCCCTATATTATTAGCACAAAATGTTACACCTACATTTGTTAAGTCGCTTAAATCTGCTCTTTTACCATTAATAAATAGCTCGTTCATTATGCTTGTATGTTAATGTATGGTAACTCTAAAGTAATTTGTATAGTCGCTTGCATATCTGTTGTATCATATAACTTAAATGACCCAACTTGCGGTCGTACCGTTTGCCATTTTATAGGGCTTTCAGAAACTAACCATTCCACACAAGGTGAATATAGCATTGTTTTTATTCCTTCTATATCTTCAATATCAACTGTTGCATTTACTATCAATAATGGAGTAGCATTCTTAGATATATCAGTAATTTGACCTCTTGAATTTGCTAGGTCTGAAATATACGCTTCAAAGTTACCAGCGTTTTGAGTAATTAAACCCTTTGTTTGCACCTTGTGAAATAGCCAATGTTCACGACCTCCATATGTGTTTATCCATGAAATAAATATAGGATTGTCTTTACATTCCCTATCTATTTTTATCGTTTTAATTTCCGTTACTATCATGGTCTTAATCCTATATTTGTTCTAATCACTTCCCTAACTCCGAAACCTTTTCCATATCCTTCTTCTGCATAAGTGTCGACACCTGTCCAAGGTCTTTGTCCCGTTGCTGCACCCGTTTCAATCCAAAAATCAATAGTTTTTACGTTACTAGTATATCCTTGTTTTAACATGATTCTATTAGCGAAGAATCGTTCTGCTACAAATAAATTATCCGAAGTAGTTGCTATAGTTGTGCCGTTAATATCTTTAGTAGTTTCCTTTCTTATCAATTGATAATTAAGCATATTTTCAGAATAGATAAAATTTAAGCTAAATGGATAGCCAACAAAGTAAGTAGGTCGTTTAAATACACTTTGAAATTTAGCTTTATCAGTTCTCCCATTATCATAGGTCGGTACATGACTACCCATGTTGTAACCATATTTGTCCTGTGTTTGATTTGCTGAATTTGTATAGTAAAGCACATTTGAATCTGTTAAGATTGTGTATTTGCCAGATATACCGTTAAAACATTCCCTAATTTGGATATTGAACTTTGAACCCTCCCCAAATTGTTTAGCGTTTATCTTATTATAAAGAAAATCATTTTGATTAATTGTCTTCGTAGACAATAACTCTTGTACTGAAACCTTCGCTATTCCTAAGCTATTAACTTTATTCTTTATAGAGCCTAATGTTTGATAAACATTTGAAGCTGTTACATAACTGATTAATGTTTCAACGTAATGCCCTTTCAAAGCATCATTTAGATTAATGAATCCTAAAACCCCACCAATTAAAGATGAGTTATAAGCAACTCGAATAAAGTTGTTCCCGAAGCCTGTTACAATTAAAGTAATTGATTTATTACTTTGAACGTATGTAATTGATTGACCTACCAAAATAGTGCTTGGCAGTCTGCTCGTTAAGTTAAATTGAATTTGCCCGTAAATAACATACTTTTGAATAACATTCACATCCTTTCTAGTAACCTCAAATGTTATCGGTTGATGAGCGGGAAACCACTTACTAGCATTGTTGTTAATGTATATTGTTGGATTCTTTGTAATTGAAATCATTTAATTATAATATTAGTTATTTGAATGTAATACCTTTGTCCTATCAAATTTAACAAATTATCTATTCTATTTGTAGTCAAAATCGGTTCAAAAATATTTTGCTTACCTCCTTGTTGGTATAACTTAGTTCCATTTAAGTGAATAGACTTAGAGATACCCCAACTTAATTGCTCACTTGTTGGGACGTTGCCTTGTGCATTTGCTTTTCCTGATATACCTTTCTTTTTAATCCAACTTAAGATAGCTTGTTGTAAAGTAGGTGAACCAGTTTTTGCACCCGAAGAAGTTGGCTTTCTACCCTTCCATAACACCGATATAAATGGACTAGCATAAATGGTCATGCTATTATCAGTATTTTCAGCATACATTGTAGAACCCAAAGAACCACTAACTTTTTTAAGTTCTGGAATAATAGTATTCGTAAATTGGTCGAATATCTCTTTATTTGTTGACATACCAAACAACTAAACCAATTAATAACCAACTACCTATGCAGATGAGCCACAAATATTTAGTTTGCTTTAACATACACCTGCAGCATTTATCATTCTTAGACTAAATGGCATCATTATTCCACTCATATTAGTGTCAAATAAGTTTTGAACTTGAACACACGTTTCAACGGTTAAATCTCGTACATTATCCACATCGTTTTCAAGTAATAATTGGAACTCACGTTGAGAGTTTTCAGCCTTTACAAATGTTTCTTCCTGCTGTGTATCGTTATCATCTAGTTCACTTTTAAATAAGAATAAAGCCACACAAATATATGTTCTTTGAAACGCTCCTGTACTCATTATTTTGGGTGTATATTTCATAGGCATATCTAAATATACACATGGTAAAAGTTGCTCATCCGCCATAAGATTTTGAAACTGAGTTTCCGAATGTAAAAAAGTATATGTTTCACTATTTGAACTCATTAAAGCCACTTTGTCGCTAACTAATTGTTTAATTGTCATTTCTCATCAATTTTGTGTAATTACTCTCAAATTTAGTACTTATATTCGATTTTAACAGTATTAAAAAGATTAAATTATATGATAGTTGCTCAACTTCAGAATGTGAGTACCCATATTTCTCTGCTATCATATCAATAGTATTAAAGTCCCCCAACTCATTGAACATATCAATCCCTGCTTGTTTTTGCTCTATTGTTATGTCCGATTTTAATCTTCCATTATCTCGTTCAATAATAGATTTTAATTGCAATATCAAATAATTGTAAGCTGAAAAAACACTTTCACAACTAGCATTTAATATATCAATTTCATCTAATTTAGAATAAATACTAATAACCTTAACAATATTATCAATTGACCTACAAGCTAGTATTTTATCTTCAAATGTACACTCACCTATATCAGTTGGTAGTATCGTATCGTTTATAAAATTCAAAGGTTCTATTTGACTAATGTCATCCTGCAGGAACTCGATATAAGGCACTATTGTTTCAATATCTAACATCAATATTTCAATCTCATTTAGCCCCGTTAATATCTTTAATGCTTCTAATTCGTTTGAACTTTGAAGTCTTAGATAATCTTTAAATATTACATCGTTCCAATTAGTAGGTAAATTGAAATCCTTTATTTGTGTTTTAAATTTTATCATAATAAACGGCTTCTAGGTGCTTTTGCTTTTGGTTTTAACTCGAAATAGTATCTCATCATTATACTATCCCAATGGTCTGGTGAACGACCTATGTTTGCTTTTATAACATCTTTTGAAATAATCCCTAATCTAGTATCTTTGTCAATTTCTTTTTGTTTAATTTGCTCCATTTCTTCACTAACCAAATCACGAACGTGTGTATTAATTGAAACCTCTCCACATTCTCTAGCTTGTATTTTTTTAGCCATTAAAATAGAACATTGACTTTTTAAATTCTCATAGTTTTCACCATTCAAAGCTCTACTATTATTAACGAACCCCTCACATCTTAACATATCGACCAAACCACCACCAACTCCATCCTCATCTGCTATTGTTTGACTATTTGGGACGTTGTATTTAGCTTGTAACTTTCGAGCTTCGTCGTATGCTTCTACTATTGTATTCTTTGCAAATATTACAACATCAATACACTTCCATTCATTCCATACTCTGTAAACAGTCGTATCTTTACCTTTACGAGCCACATCAATAGTTATGTAATGTTTACCATTATCATTTATATGAACGGGGTTAAAATAGTCTATAATTGCATCCATATCGATTAATGTAGATGGGTCATCGTCATATTCCCAATTACCATAATATAACCTTTGTTTTGCGTTATTGTCTAACTGCAATAATGACTTTAAATAAGAAGGGTGCAAATGTGGGTTATCCTGTGGTAACGCTTGTATAAACTTTCTATAATCTTTTAAAGTTCCGTTCTTAGATGGTTGATAAAATTCTTTATAAGTCCAATTCTTTGCAGGATTTAAAGTGCCTAACATTTTAGGTATTAAATTATATTCAGTTAGTTTGTATCTTATCCTAGATTTAACGATTTGCCACGCTTTATAAACAACTTGGTTACATTCATCTATAAACGCTCCTGTAATCTCTAATGAACCTAAACTGTCATAGTTTGGGTCTGAAGGATATAAGAATAAATCTTTTAAAATTATCTCACTACCATTCTCAAAGTAAATAACATTTGATTGAGCGTTATATTTAAACTCATCTCCTATATCTAATTTACTAGCTAATTCAAAGAATGTATTTAAAGTAGTTTCTTTCAATGTTTTTAATTTTGCCCTACCCATTAACCATCTAGTGTTTGGATAGTTTTGGCACATTGAAATTAACCATAAGCAACCGAATGCGGATTTACCACCACCAGCTTATTATCTCCCCCTCCTACTTAATTTCAAAGGGGGATAAAAGGCAGCCCCACCATAGAGTACTTCTTCGGTGGTGCTGTCATTTAAATAGTATGTAGCGTGTTCCTGTTTTACTAAAAGTTTCATTTATTTTCATTTGGATTTATTCCACTCCCTAAATGTATAACATTCTGAATCTTCTCACCCATAGACGTTATATCAGTTTGCTGTTTAGGTTTACCATACATGTATTCAAAGAACATTTTAATAGCCCAATCTTTACCACCATCAATAGCTTCAGAAAGTTTAATAAATGCTTGTTCTTCCAAAGGAGAAAGTTTCTCAATTAGATTTTGCTCTTCTGCTTTACTTTTGCGACCACCATTTGAGTGACCACCATTTAATTTTCTTTTGTCTTCCATAATTGAAAAATATTGAGTTCAATTACAATATTAATGTCATTTTTTTGTTAAACATTGCATCTACTACTGTTTTGCAACCGTATTTATTTACGGCTATTTCTAAAAACCAAGCATCTTTTTTAACTCTATAGTTATATTTCACTATTGGTAAAGGGTCGATAAGAACACCATCTATAAAAGTGGCTTCTATATTTCTGTCTTTACAGTATTTCTCTAATTTCTCTAGTTGTAACATAATATTTCATAAATATAGTAATAATTTTCACATCTAATATCATAATGCACAACTATTTCAATCCATTCAAAAAGTTCTTTTGTCATAATTGTTCATGATAAAGTGAAAAATGTAAATTTTGCAATTGATGAACAAAATCCATATTGTAAATTGTCTCATCATATAAATCGCAAATTAACTTGTTATCATTAACAAAAAATTCAATATTGCTATCAATTTTAAAATACATTCCTATATTTTTATAACCTAAATTTAATAATGTTTCTTTTGATAATAATATTGGTTTAATTTTTTCACTATTTACTGTATAGCATCCGTGACATTTTTCATTTTTGTTTTTTCTTAATCTTACTGTATTATCTGAATGAATAGATGATATTTCTTGAATTTCATTTTCAAATAATACTAAATTCCCAATTCTTAATTCTTCTATTATCATTTTTTTGTTTTGAAGTTACTATAATTACTTACAATATAGTTGACAAATTCTCGCATAAAGATACTATCATTTTCGTGTTTAAACCATTCTATTGTAGTACGGTGAAGGTTTTGAATTCGACCATATTTTGTGACTATATCGTATCTATTTGGAAGATTAAGTATTGCGTCTATTAACATAATTTATTTTCTTTTAGCCATAAGTCTATTACAACTTTGGACTTGTTTAAATCACTTTCAAACTCACCTTTCTTTTCTGAACGCTCCAGACGTTTAACGATATCAAATAAATAACTATTCCATCCTCGTTCTTCAGCTATTTTATAAAGCGTTCCTTTATCGTTGTTATAATGTTTCGGTATATCCGTATTATTATTAGATATGTTAAAACTTGCCGTACTCCAATAATCAATCTTACCAATTTCGTTATATTTATCACCAACAAGAACTTGTCCTTTGATAATACTGTCATCTTTATAAGTCACTTGTACGATTAAATCCGTTGTTTTACTTTCTGCTATTATATTTTCCATTAATACAAGTCATTTAAAGCATTATTAACACATCTGTCAAAGTTATGCCCTAATTCATTGCATAACGTTATTAATTCTAATCCTAAGACTCCTATTGCTTCAATCTGGCTATAAGGACATTTAATATCTATTGCTTCTTTTAATTTCTGTAATTCTAATTCTAATTCTTTCATCTTATTTAGTTTTGTTCGGCTAAGATAACTATTTTTTTAAATTCATCAAGCGAACGTACTAAAAAATATTTAAAGCCTTTACTTTCTAATTGTTTTTGTACATATTTTTGTATTTCACTTTGTATTCCTTTTTCATTTTTAACCTCAATAAATAGAGTTAAATTGTCTTTAAATAGTGTTAAGTCTGGATAGCCTGTAATATTACATTTTACAACTTTCAAAACTAAATAACCATTCTTTTTAGCTTCATTTATTATTTTACTTTGGATAACTGATTCGAGCATAGTCTTTTTTAAAATAGTTGCTTGTATATTTCTTTTTATTTTTTACAGTTCTATAAATATTGTTTTCAATTCCACCTTTTGAGAATATCCAAAAAACCTCATTACTTAATCTGTCTTTAGTTGTTAGCCTATCTCTCGATTGAAAGTAAGAAGTAGCTGAAAAGTCTATATTAAAATAAATTAAATATTTTGCTTTGCTTAAATTAACTCCCTCACGACCTGATACAATTTGATAAGCTATTGATTTGTTAGTATTATTAAACTCATCTAAATCAGTTGTTAGTTCGTCTTGAAATGTTTGTTGTAATAGTTCTAATTCTGCTTTAAATTTATAGAATATAGCTAATTTAAGACCTTTAAATCTTTCTTTGATAAACTTCGCTTTGCTATCATCTAAAATCATTGTATTACCACTTTCAAATTTTATAGTTCCTGAGTACATTTGATGAAATTTACTCATTAATTTAACCGCAGTATCTCCTAAAATAACTTCGTTTTCTCCCTCAATAACTAAATCTTTAGAAAGTTTGTCTATTAATTGATATGTTATAGGCTTCATATCACAATAAAGTATGTTTTCTTTTACCTCAGTTTCAAATCCAGCTTCTTTTTGTGTGAATGTAATTAAATAGTCTTTTATCTTACTGTTTATTAATTCAACATTAGCATCTGAATAGTCATTAAATATTCCGTATGATACTCTTTTTTGTTGTATGTTAACATAGTTTGAAGCCCAATTATAAAATGTTTGTTCAGTAAATGGAGAGTAATTAGATACCCAAAATTGGTGGTAAATTTGAGAAAACGACTCGGGTGTGGGTGTGCCTGACAAAAATATCATTGGTGACATATGAAATCTTTGAGCGAACTCTTTAGTGTATTTACCAGGTTTAGGAAAAGCACCAAATCTATGATGTTCATCGTGAATAATTAAATCAAATTTACCTAACACTTTACTCATAGATTCATCGTTAATTACTTCTAATTCAAAGTTAAATTTAAAGTTATTAAAATCATCTAAAATAGAAGACATAGCTTTTTTCTTTGTTAAAAATAATACTCGTTTAGCTCCGTATAGTTCTGCAGTATTTAAAGCAGTTAAAGTTTTTCCTGTTCTTACTTCCATTGATAAATAAACTATCTTTTTATGACGTAATATATTAACTGCTTTTTCTGATATTTCTATCTGGTAATCTCGTAATTTATTTTTAACAATTTCAACTTCTTTTTTAATAGAAATATTTGTTGTATTTAATTTAATTCCTGAAGGTTTATCTAATATTTTCATTTGTTTTCTATTTTATTAATCCATGAATAAATTGTTTGTCTTGAAACATCTAACATTTCTGCCACTGTTGTTCTATTTAAATCTGAATCTGCATCATACATAGCTTTGAATTTATCAAAATTTGTTTGTTTATCCTTTGCTACATTTTTTAATTCATATTTTTCTTTGGCATCTTGTTTAACTAATTTTGCCATATTAACAAAATATTCACTTAGTTTTTCAGCTCTTAAAATTGATTGAGTATGAATAAAACCTGACTTATATTCCTCATCTGTAAAGCTCCATAAGGTATTTAATAATAAAGCAAATCTAGGAATGTATGACTTTTGTTTGGGTAACATACTTTTCATATATTCATTCTCATTATCTGAATTTTGAATATCTGTATATTTATCGTGAATACGTATCCATTCTTTTTCGCTTTCTTTTTCAAATCTTACAACTTCAGGTTGTATTTGGTCGTTTTCATCAAATTTTAAAAACAATTTTTCAATATTTGATTTCATATTAACAACAAAATCATTATACCATTCTAATGCTTCAATACTTATGTAGCTATTATTATAATGATTAACTGTTAATTCAGGGTAACTAATTAAAATTCTATCTACAAAACCATTTTCTTTATTTGCTCCATTACTAAACTCATCAAAAATACTCGGTTGAATACCACCTAAAACAGGTATAAATGGTTTGTCAACAAATGCGTTTTTTGATGTTTTTCTATTCAAAGATATAGGCGAACCGCTCCAACTAGATAACCAAAATTCTAAATCTGAACCAGCTCTGTATTTATTCATATCTTTAAACCAACCAGCTAACTCATCTTTAAAAATACCTATTGCGTTTGGGTTTTCTTCGTGCAAATCAACTAATGCTTCAATAGTTACATCACCAACTATAAATTGTTTATTTTTCGGCTTAAATACTTCTTGACAATGTTCTTTTTCTTTTTTATCTAATGCTTCATAATCTTGGTATTTTTGATAGTTCTTTTGATAATCTCTTTGCTCTTTTACATTTAAAGACCTTAAAGGCGAAATCATTTGATTTAAAGAAGGAGTTTTCCCAATACCGGGCTTACCAACAACTGCAATCCACAAAGTTGCAACTTCTTTCCATCCGGGTTTAACTTCAATTACCATTGAATTTCCAACTATTAAAGATAACATCCACATAAAGGCACAACCCATATAATCAGTTGACATTCCTAATGTAGTCGAACTTTCAATTATAAAATGTTGAATTTCTTTTGGAAAAATTTCAATAGGAAAAATAGCTCTTTTTATTGGGTCTTGTTTCTGTAATTTAATCTCAGGTAATTCAATCTTTTTTACTCTTCTCGTTCCAAAACCTTGTTTATACAATTCTTTTGTCGCTTCAGCATAATCACCGTTATGATATTTAATAGTATATAAATTGAAAGGTGAAAGTAATTTTTCATTTGGGTAAATAGTTCCAGTTGAAAAAAGAAATAAACATCCATTTTCTTTAAAAATATAACCTGAATGTGGACTTGTTGCTCCGTGTCTTTTAATTACATATGTTTTTGAGGTGTTTCTAACAATAGTAAATTCATCTTCTATAATGTCAAATGCTGTTTTTTTAGAATTAAAATCATCCCAAGGGGTAATATCTGTTTCATCTAATTTTTTATATTCAGATTTTTTAGGAATCTCCGCTAATATTGGGTCTTTATAATCATATGTTTTTGAAATGCACCATAATATTTCTCTTTCTTCATCTGAAATATAATCAATATGGTGGTATTCTCTTTCGTTTAAAAATTCACCGTATAAAATAAATTGCCCACCTACGCCACGAGTTTCAACAATTGCCTCTTTCATTCCTTTAAGTGAAGCTATTTTAGTATTTCCCTTTTTTACTTTTGTTTTATAAAGTATATGAAAACCACCTTTTTTTGTTTTTGCAATAACTACTTTTTGAATAAAGTTTTCAATATTATCACATAAAAAATTAAGATATTCATTCCACCATTCTTGTCTATCTTGTAATAAAGGAAAAACTTTTAAATCTACATCGATACCTTCAATATCATTATATCCAGTTCTACAACCCCAATAGTAAGGGTTAAATTTATCTACATCATCCGCAGTTTTAGTTTTTGCTTTTGTCCATCCTTCTTCAATAGGTGCTTTATGTTCGTGGCAAGGTATGACTGAATAACCTACACTAATTAATTTCTTTAAATAATCTTTAGTCATCATATTTTCTCACAAATTAGATTATTATCACCTAAATCACTTGTTACTTTCCACATTAAACCCCAGTATTCAAATGTTTGACCTATCCCAATTATTAAAGGACTTTCTAAACTAATACCACTATTTGTAAAAACAAATGTGTAAATAGCAATTTTTTCTTCACTCATCTTAATTATTATTTACTTTTGGATTATTTACTACTGTTGAAGTTCTTCCATCATTAAAAACTGTTGTTTCAAATGTATACGCTACATTTTTTAAAACCATTGGTTTGGTTTCTTTCTTATAACAACTAGATAAAGTTGTTAATAATATTGCTACTGCTATTTTTTGTTTTAAATTACTCATATCTCACAATTAATAATTAAACTTCTTTTATTAAATTTTCTGCAATTATGTTGATATTGATCACCTAATCTTTTGCTAAAAACAACTTTATTAATTATTTTAGATATATTGTAATTATAATTTATATTATAATACTTTTTACTGTTATAACCTAATTCTTCCATAACTTGAATTATTTCATTATTAGAAACATATTCACCTATAGAATCTTCACAATAGTGTTTTAACCCATAACTCGAAGGAGCTGATTGATTTATATTATTAACTTCTTTAAGTGCTAACTCACACCATTTTTTTATATAATCTTTTTTCGTTTTCATAATTAATTTCTTTCGATTAAAATTTGATTTATTAATTCTTCGATTTCTTCTTGTGTATTTTCTTTTATTACCGCATCATAAAATCTACCAAAATAATGGTAATAATATTGACTTCTGTAATATTCTCTAGTGCAAGGATCATCAAGTTCAAAATTAAATCTAATGAAATAATCTTTAGTAAAATCTACTCTATGCTTTACAGATAATAATGATCTTAACTTTTTGATATGTTTATTAATGTCCCAATCCCAAAAAGCATCCTCAAGTGCATTTGATAACTCTTTTAATGTTACCATCTCATCACCATAAAAATAACCACATCTATTTAATTCCTTATGAAAAGGATTTAAGTATAGAAATACTTTACTTTCTTCATCGTAAAAAATTGTCTTGGGTTTTTTAAACTTAACAAGTTTTCTAACTTGTTTTTGATTTACCAGCTCTATAAAAGCATTAAAATCAATACGAGGTAAACTCTTTACCTTCTGCAATGTTTCTTCTGAAATTTCTTTCACTACCATAAATAAAAAAACCTATTAAGATTTCGAGGGCAAGGTCTCTACTGTCTTAATAGGAATTGTTTTAATTTCTTAATCGTGCCTTGCCAACACTATTACAAATATAAACATTATTTTCTAATCTACAAAAATTATTTGTTATTTATATTCATTCTAAATAACATTAAGTGTAAAGTTTTATATAAAAGTGTAAAGCAATCTTACACTACTTTACACCTTCAAACCCTTATAAACATTGAGTTTTTATATAAAAAGTGTAAACTTTACACTTTACACTTGATTTTTGAAAATTATATAAATAATAATATTAATGTCTACTGTAAACTTACACTTTACACTTTACAATGTTACATTGATAATCAACTATTTAAGTCTTTTTAGGGTTACACTATTTACAAAAGTTTACACTATCTTTCGTTTTTTATGTAGCTTTTTAACTTTCACTCTTTTTTTTCTACTATCTCGAATTTTCTGCTGCTCGTTCCTACTTTTTTGGTCAAATTGTAGCATTGATTTTTGTTGTTGGATTAGATTCGCTTGATGAATTGGCAAAGTTGAGCAGGAAAATAGTAGTAAAATTAAAAGGTATTTCATAAAGTAAAGGTAATAAAAAACCTCGCTACTAATAACGAGGTTAAAATAATGAATTGACGTATAAATCAATTACTGTTAGTGTAAAGGTAATAAATCTCTTTTAGTTTCTAACCCTTTTATATTCCATACTATATTGCCACTTTCAAACTGAACTAACGCAAGGCTTCCTTCAATTCTTAGTATTCGATACCATTCGTTGTTAATTAATACACTCATCTTGTATATATTGTTTATTATAATTACTCAATGGATAGCCAAAATACAACCTTTTAGAGTGTTTTAAGACTACTTTCGCTCTAGTGTTATACAATTTACAGAACAACGTATTAAAGTTCTTCTTAGCTAAATATACTTTCCTATGTTTATTTGTCATTAGAGTAGCTCTTTTAACAAAATTTTCGTATTTTAAATCTTTTTCCATTATAATTCTATATTTGTAAGTGAATAATATAAATTTTGTAGCTGATGAACGTATTTAAAATCATATCCAGTAACTAATCTTTTTTCCTGAAATTCCGGTATCATTTTATTTTTATTTATAGTCCAATGTAATTTTAATTCTGAATTTCTAGTTTGATAATAGTCGTTATTTATTTTTTCAAATCCTAATTCTAATAAAATTTCATCTGTTATTTCAATTGGGTTAATAAAATCACTTTCAAAACTAAAATCCATTAATTCAAATTTATTTTTTACATCAAATATATTAACGTAATTACCTATCCTTAACTCTCGTTTATCCATTATCTTTTTTCTTTTAGTTTAAATGTTTCTTCTGTAATTGCTCTAAACTCTTTTAAATTGTCTACGTGTTCCTGAGCTAATTCTGCTTTATCTTCGCTCGAGTTCTTCCAATACAAGCTATTTGCGTTGCGTTCTAGTACTTTAATCACATCGTTTGTAAAGAACTCCGGCATAACACTATTAAGCTCCTCAAAGTATTCTATGAATAAAGGTGTCCAAGTTACAACTATACCGATTAAACTTTCATAATAGTCTTTATTATTAGCAAATTCTTTATTCCTTGCTTCCCTTTGCTGCTTAGCTATTAGTTTCTTATTCATGCTTGTAGATTAAATTGGTTTGCAATATCGTTTATTGTTTCGGCTAATTTTTTGGCTAAACCGATTAACATTTGTTTATCTAAATTTTCTAGCCATTTGTCTTGTGTTTCAACTCTACATTCTTCAAAACAAGTAGGTTCTTTGTCCTCGAATATAAATATTCCTGATATATTTCTTTTCATAATGTTATTTTTTAACTTAATCTATAATTTGATTCTTGTCCTGTTTTAAAAGCATCTTCAATCTGTTGCTTTTCCATTGCTTTGGCTGTATGATAATCAGCTGCTGTTATTATTCCATTTTGTTTAATGTTCATTTCCATTAACCATTCTACTGCTGTCATTTTTTATCTATTTTAAATTTTGAACTATCTTTTTTTAAGCTTACTAAATAATATTCAAGTGTTTCGTAGTGAATATAGTAAGTTGTTTTGTCAATTTTAATTTTCTGCATATTCTCTAAGTATTTCTGCGTATGTTGGTGCTTTATATTCAATATCTTCACCTTTGTAATAAGGCTCATCTTTATGACCTATAACCGCTCGTTTAATGTAATGTTCTTCTGGTGTAAAGCCATAGAAGTTTTCTTTAATTAACTCTATGCTCTTAGCCCTAGCATTTGCATTTAAACACGTTCTGCATATCCGTGTAAACCATCCTTTTTGCTCTTTATAGTTAACGTGATTCAAATACTTCGACACGTTACATTGTTTACATTCTCGCTTAGTCATAATGTTAAAGCAATAGTAATGTTTTCGCTTTCAAACCTGTAGTTCTTATAGAAGTCATTCCATTGAACTTGATAACCTTTTGAGAATAATAACACTTCCATTTCTAAGTTGTAATATCCTAATATTGATACTTTCGTTTTTGTGATGTCTACATTGAAAAAATTATCTAAGTTCAATTCGTAGTGTAATTTCGTTGCTAAATCTAAATTCGTTTTCATAACTTATTTGTTTTTTGGTGTGTAACTATTTTTATCCCATCCTATTTTCACTTTTGCCATTTCCGTTGCGTACATTCCGAAGAAGTATGCGCTCCATTCGTTGAAGTTTGAAGGTTTATCCTTTGGAAATACTGTCTTACTGATTTTAATTGCTTTCATAATAATTGTTTTTAGTAATTGTTTCGTTTTCTTTTACAAATATATACATTTATCTTTAATATACAAGCGTTTATTTAAAATAAATGTAAAATAAAAATTAACTACCTAGATTTAGATAGTTAATTTATATCGGATATACAACATTTATACGCTATTGTTCGGGTAGCAGCTAGTTAGCAACAATTAATTGCCTAAAAATTTATTCGCAACATTATCAAATTCTGCAATTTCAATTTGAGTTAAGTCCTCTGTTGTTAAGCTTTCCATAAAGGCAATTAACAGTTCCCTTCGGTTGCTAACATCGGTTACTCGCAATTTTTTTAACTCGCTTTCGTGGTATAATTTAGCGAATAGCACTAATTGTTCTTCTGTGTATTTATAGTCAATACTTAAATCAAATACCCTACTATGAGGATTCAGTTGTTGTAAAAATTCTTCTGGTGTCATTTTATATTATTTAGTCGTTAAAAAATCTGACGAGTAGCCGTTTTCCGTTAGCACCAATTATAACGAGAGAGGTGCGTCTGAAATATCTTTTGAACCATTACGACCTTGATTATATTTCTTTAAAGCATTCTTTTCGTTAAGTGCTGAAACATAAAAGAAACCTTTTTCTACTAATACTTCTGGTTTGTTTTCTCCATTAAATATCCAAGCCTTTTTAATATATTTAGGTTCTGAAATTTCTAATGTTTCTTCATTTATTTTAAAGATTGAATGTCCGTTGTGAGGTATAATTTGACCTATTAACTTCTTCTTTCGTTCTTCTTGTTTCTGTTGTTTAACTGATTGTTCAGTCTTTTGAAATTGTCTATTTCCGTA